ATGCCTTCTTTTTTGGCCCAAGCAATCATACTTTGAACAACTAGAAAGTATGGTGCAAACTTTTTATTCTTAATAATCTCTAATTCTTCACGTAATCTATTAACATATTCTTCATTATCTTGCAGACTTTTAAGTGTCAAACCTTCAAAAGCAATCTTTTCTAATTCATTATCTGGACTTTTATATTGAACTGGAAGTAGATCAAGTCCATCTTGAATATCATAGTCTTCTACTGTATCTGCTAATAGCAATGTATTTGAATATATGTCTGGTCTATCTATCCCCTGTTTTTCCATTGCTAGTTTAATCTCATCATATGACAATAAATGTATGTCAAACTTATTAAAAGTAATTTGACGATCTTCGCCATATAAATAGTCAAGTCTTTCCATCATATTAGTTTTCTTTTTAGATTTTTCATATGTGGCTTCTTTATTAACTTTGCCATGAGTATTCATTAGTAACTTAAATTCTTGAATCTCTTTTTGTGATGTATCTGAATGATGACAATCTGGGGTAACTACAACTTTAATTTCAAACTCATCTGCAAGTTCAATTAAAGACTTATTTATTTCTGGGGTATTATGTGGCATTACTTCAATATAGTAATCATTACCAAAGTTATTCTTAAACCATTTAATATGTTTCTTTGCAATAGCAAATTCATTTTCTTCTAATGCTTTTACAATTACACTACTTGGACATGCAGAAGTTACAATAATTCCTTCACGATATTTTTCAAGTATTTCAAAATCAAATCTTGGTTTCTTAAAAAAACCATCAGTCCATGAAAGTTCACTAATTTTATTTAAATTATCTAAACCAATCTGATTCTTTGCTAGAAGAATAATGTGGTTATAAACAAGGTCTTGTTGACCTTCTCGTTCAGACTTATCTCTTTTATCAGAAATGTCTGCACACATATATCCTTCTAGCCCAAGAATTGGCTTAATGCCTTTGGATTTTGCTGTACGATAAAACTCACGATGTCCTGAAAGTGTGCCGTGATCTGTTATTGCCAAGGCTGGCATTTTAAGATCTACGGCACGACTTAAATATTCTTCTGGAGTTGCAATTCCATCGAATAAGGAATAATGAGTGTGTACGTGCAATCCTGCGTAGTTCATACTACCAATCTGTGTTGGTTGATGAAGTGGTTGACGGTGAGTCAAAGCCTAGATAAAAGGCTTCTTGCTCTGCATAAGGAACTTTGCGAAGTGCAAGTTCTAGTTGAAATGGCTCAATACCAGTCCAGTCAAATGGCTCTTTATCTGGTGCTGCTGGAATCATTGTGTAATTTGTTTCAGTACCCTGACCATTACGCTTCATCTTCCATACAACATTTGAGATACTACCAGTCTCAAGTGCATACTCACGAATAGTATTAAAAGATGATTGCTTGCTAATTCCCATAGACCAAATGGCCACATATGGTTTTTCAATTCCATCATCAACTAATACGTTACAGTAAAAGCGGAGACGACCACGCCATCCAGCCTTTGGGTCTTTACGGTGCATTTCTTCTGCCCAGTCACGACCTTCTGTGTCCATAGTATCTACTGCTTTGCGCTTGTAATCTTTTGGATTTACGTGCTCTTTGACAACTAGAGAAAGTCCACGAGATGCATTATAATTTGCAGAGTCTTCGTCTAGTTCTTCAATAAAGCGAATCTTTACTGATTGTCCATCAGCAAGTTTAAGCCATCTTACCTTTGGTGAGTTTTCATCGTATTTTGGTTTGTCGAGCAGGGCGTTGATGTTTTTTAGTCCCTTTACTACGCTCATATTATTCTCCTTTTTTATGTTGTTATTTTAAAATCATCATACTGCTCTGCAGCACTATTGATTTTTTCTACTATTTTATTATACTCTTCCAATTCATTTTTGTCAAATGAATCTTTAGAAACTTTAAAACTATTTCCAGCATATAAAGATATCCAACTATACAACTGCCATGAAGGTGGTTGCATTAAATAAGAAAAATCTTCTTTGTTTGTTTTCATATCTTCTATAAATCTTTTTATATTATGATATTCGTATTCTGGCATTGGGTGTTTTAATAGAAACTCAGACCAAAAATTAGTATTGTTTTTATTTGTAATATAGTGCATGTATAGATAAGTTGTAATTGCCTGTCCATACCTTTCATTTAAATTATTAAAATGATCTATTTCTGCATTAGTAATAGTATTATTAATATATTTATAGAAATATTTATCTAAAAATAAATATAAATGATTAATCATTCCCGATATTGCAGTGGCTTCCATTGGTTCAAAAAATGATGTAGCCAGTCCTATGCCTAAACAATTATTTATTAATATTTTTTTTGCATAACCTGGAGTAAAATTAAAAGTTTTTATAATTTCTAAATCTTTTCCAAAAAATTCATATGCTTCTTTTATTGCATCATCTTCATTAATGTACTTATTGTTATAAACATATCCACAACCATATCTATTTTGTAGTGCAACTTTCCATGCCCAACCATAATCCATTGCAATTGCTTGTGTATATGGAACTTCTTTGCCATCTAAAGGAAGTTTGCAGGCAATTGCTGATGTTGCTGGAAGAAAATTAGATGTGTCAATCCACTCAACATTATAAACCTTATCTAAAAATAATCTAGAAAATCCAGATGCATCAATTAAAAAATCTAGATTAATGCTTGTTTCATTATCTAATAATAATTCCACAATGTCGTCATTACTACTTGTTTTAGTGTCAACAACAATAGCATCAATAATTTCTATATTTTTTTTAACTACTTCATTTTCTAAAAAATCTCCAAGCAATTTTGCATCTAAATGCAATGAATATTCTTTTTTACTATTAATTGAATGAGTTTTATTTTTATAAGATATTTGTGCATTTAAGTTAATAGAGTCTAAATTGCCATGCTCTTGCATTGCTATATTACAAAGTTTAAAGATGTTGTCATTATTGTAAAAAGTATTATCATCAAAAAAATTGTTAAATCCATGAAACCATGATTTGTTTTCTTTATTCCATCCAGAAAAAACAACACCATTCTTAATGGTTGCATTTGTATACTTAATTACATCTTCAACATTAATGTTAAGATCTTTAAAAACTTTATGTATGTTTGTTGTTAGTCCTTCTCCAGGTCCTAGAACGCCTATTTGTTTACTTCGCACCATTGTTATTTTTAATTTAGGATATCTTTTATTTAACAGAAGTGCACTTAAACAACCAGCAGTTCCTCCACCAACAACAACAACGTTTTTAATATCTCTGATCATAACCAACTTTATTGATCTGTTCTGCAGAAGGAATCCATGTTTCAGAATTTTCTTGAACACCATGACCTTCAACAATTCTATTAAAGAAATTAAAGGCAGAGCAAACTGCAACAGCATCTTTAACTTGTTCTTGTGTAAATCCAGCCTCATAACATTCATCATATAATTTCTTAGTCATACTTGCTGGATGTTTAGTTAACTGTTCTACTAAATTAAAAATTGTAGTCAATCTATTTGGAGTTGATTGAATTCCCCCATCTAAAATCTCAATCTCAGCATTTATTGATTCTGCAAAAACACGGTGCGATCCATAACAAAATCTACATCCATTTAAGTATGATGTATATGCTGCAATAATTTCTCTATCTTGTGGAGACAATGACGAAGCCTCTCGCAATACTTCTTGTGCAAATGAAAGCATCATCATATATCTTTTTTGATTTTCCATAAAAACATCAATAATTGTTGAATCTTCCTTAATTGAATCGAATACATTTTTTACACTCATGACTACCTCAGCATTTCTAGTATAGAATTGTCAATTGAACTACTTAACTTAATTATATCAGAATCCTGCATATCTCCGATATCTTTATACTTGGTGTCTAGTTGTATTATTGATACCCTTGACTTTAACTTATCAATCATTTTTTTAGACATCGACTTTCCAGCCTCATCATTATCTGCTATTAAATAAATCTCATTAAAATATTTTTCCAATAGTTCTACTTGATTTTTTGAAATAGTTGCTCCAAGAGTAGCCACTGCTGGCATTCCAACTTGATCTAATCTTATTGCATCAAATGATGACTCAACAACATACACCTTATCATTTGCCTTTACTCTGTGCAAATTAAATAATGTTTTACTTTTTGGAAGTCCTGGAGTATTCTTAAAATCTTTTCCTTCAAGACTTCTGCCAACAAAACCAATTACCATTCCTTCTGGAGAGTGAACTGGAATTGTAACCATATCCTGCTTCTCAGAATATCCTAAGTTAAACTTACTAACTGATGACTTAGTTACAAGTCTTCCATCAAAGTATCTCATTGCTCTTGGGGATTCAAGTGCTTGTGAATTCAGTCTTTTAATAATAACTTCATCATATTGCACAAATGTTGGTGGGGTATATAGTTGTTTTGCTACTATTTGAGTAATATCAGATTCTTGTTCTTTACTTTTTATGTACCGCAAACTTTCAAAATATGATCTGTTGCTCATTTTCATTACTAATTCTTGTAGGTTAGCCACTTGTTGGCATCCAAAACAAAAGAACAATCCAC